AAACAGATGAAAAATCAATATATAATTTATGGGAGAATAAAAAAATAAAACATATATTATTTGATATTATGATTGATGATGGATTACATTCTGTATTTGCAAATATAAATTTTTTAAAACATTCTCTTTACAAATTAAATAAAAATGGTTTTTATATTATTGAAGATATTTTAAATGAAGAAGTTAATACATTTAAAGATGAATTAAATAAAATTAAAAACATTACTTATACTTTACTTGAATTTCCTCACGAAAAAAATATCTATGATAATAGAATCTGTGTAATACAACATGCAGCATATTTTTAAAAATAAATTGAGATATAAAATATGGGAATAGACTATACATCTCTTGAAGCAATTTTATTGTCTCAAAAATATTTAATAAAAAAAAATAAAATGCTTACACTCGGGAAACAGCATATACATATAGACAAAAGTACTTTTGATTCTATTTTATACAAAAATGGTATTGTTTCTTCAAATTTTTATTCACCTAATTCCGAGACTATGTTTGAAAAATTAGGATTTTTTAAAATTGATTCATTAGATTATTCTTCTTATGAAGGTGCTACCATCGTACACGATATGAATATAAAAACAAATATTACTCAAAAATATGATTATATTTATGATGGAGGAACAATAGAACATATTTTTAATACTCCACAGGTTCTTGATAATATAATAAATTTATTAGATGTTGATGGAGTATTTTGTTCAGTTACTTGTAATAACAATCTATCGGGTCACGGATTTTATCAATTTAGTCCCGAACTATTTTTATCATCTTTTACTCAAAAGTATGGAATGGAATTGTTGAGTTTAAAAATTGCTAAAGTAGGAAGTGGAAGCGAATCATGGATTGATGTCATGTATTATGGATCCGATGGTACAGGAAGAAATACTAGTCGTTTTGATTCAACTAATATGGTATACATAATTACTATTGCAAGAAAAGTTTCTAATGATCGTGCTTCTCTCATTTATGATCCACCACAACAATATAGTTATAATAAAATTGATTGGAAAAAATAATAAAATTTGCCCATAATACAAATGCAACACATTTATAATAATAAAAATTTTGGCGAAAATTGGTGCTCTGATATAGACTCTTTTTATCAGTTTATAGTAAATATATTTCCATCCGAATCACATTTTGTTGAAATTGGTTCTTGGAAAGGCAAATCCTCTGCATATATGGTTGTTGAAATAATCAATAGCAACAAAAAAATTAAATTTGATTGTGTGGATACTTGGGAACCAATACAAAATAAAGATTTTTATGTCTATAAAAATTTAGAGGAAGAAAACCAAATAGAAAAAGGAAATTCTATAGATGTATATGATATTTTTTTAAATAATATGAAACCTTTAGAAAATTATTATACACCCATCAAGATGGATTCAATTTCTGCTTCAAAATTATATAAAGATGAAAGTTTAGATTTTATATTTTTAGATGCGTGTCATTTATATGAATGTATCTCTGAAGACATTAAATGTTGGTTGCCAAAATTAAAAAAGAATGGAATTATTTCTGGTCATGATTTTTGTTCTCAATGGCCAGGTGTGGAACAAGCAGTCAAAGAAAATTTTAAAGAGTTTGAATTAAGATCTTCAATATGGATGGTAAAAAAATGAATATAATAGTAACAGGCGGCTGTGGATTTATAGGATCAAATTTGACAGATGCTCTGATCAATTTGGGGCATAATGTAACAGTTATAGATAATCTTTCATCAGACGCACACGATCAATTTTATTACAATAAGAATGCAACTTATTATAAAGATGATATAACAAATAAACATATAATAAATGGTATATTTGAAAGACATAGACCGGATTATGTGTTTCATTTAGCAGCAGAAGCAAGAATACAAAATTGTATAAATGATCCCAAAAAAGCATATGATACAAACACAACCGGAACATTAAATATTTTAGAAGCCAGTAGATTATTTGGTGTAAAAAGAATAATGTTTTCAAGCACATCTGCAATATATGGATTGAATGAAACATATCCACAAACAGAAAATTTAAACCCAGATTGTTTGAATATGTATTCATATTCAAAATTATTTTCTGAAGGATTATTTAAATTATATTCACAAATGTATAATGTTGATAGCGTTTGCTTTAGATATTTCAATGTATATGGTCCAAGACAACCAGTTCGTGGTTCATATGCTCCAGTTATAGGAGTGTTCTCAAGACAAAAGAAGATGGGAGATCCTATGACTGTTGTTGGTGATGGTTTACAAACAAGAGACTATATTCATGTATCTGATATAGTACAAGCAAATATTGCTGCTATGAATAAACATGATAAATTAAATGCAGAAGTAATAAACATAGGAACAAACACAGCATTTTCTGTTTTAGAGCTTGCAATACAGATGGGTGGAGAGTATAATCATGTTGCATCAAGACAAGGTGAAGCAAGACATACTCTCGCAGATATAACAAAAGCAAAAACTCTCTTGGGTTGGGAACCTAAGAAAAATCTTTTAGATTATCTTCAAAACAAAGAGTATGAAAAATAATAAATAAACTCTAGGAGAAGATAATGATTATACCAGATCAAGATAATTTAAAAATTCAAAAAGAAATTGAATCTTTAGTATTGGCAAAAGAAATGTCATATATGGATTCTATTTTATTTTTATGTGAAAAATATTCTGTAGAACCAGAATTGATGGCAAAATGTTTATCAAAACCAATAATTCAAAAACTTAAAGAAGAAGGTGAAATTTTAAATTTATTGCCAAAAACAACAAAATTAAAATTTTAACTTGACACTTTGTTTATATTTCGTATACTATACACATACCGTACACAACGTACAAGGAGAATACAATGTCATTCAAAGATATGAAGAAGAAGTCTAGTGATTTTAGTAAGATTCAAAATGCCCTAGAAAAGCAAGTCAAGGGTGCTGAAAGTTATAAGGATGATCGATTCTGGAAGCCAGAACTCGACTCAGCAAGCAATGGTTATGCAGTAATCCGTTTCCTCCCACCAGTAGAGGGAGAGGATGTTCCTTGGGTTCGTGTTTTTAATCACGGCTTCCAAGGCAAGGGTGGCTGGTTCATTGAGAACTGCCCAACCACTATTGGCGGCAAGTGCCCTGTCTGTGAGGCAAACAGTGATCTATGGAATAGTGGTAGTGATGACGATAAGGAAGTTGCCCGTGCTCGTAAACGCAAACTAACTTATATCTCAAATGTTCTAGTAGTTTCTGATCCAAAGAATCCTCAAAATGAGGGTAAGGTTTTTCTGTTCAAGTATGGAAAGAAGATCTTTGATAAGATCATGGAAAAGCTTCAACCTGAATTTGATGATGATGAGGCTGTAAATGTGTTTGACTTCTGGAAGGGTGCAGATTTTAAACTCAAGATTCGTAAGGTTGCAGGTTATGTAAATTATGATAAGAGTGAGTTTGATAATGCTGCTCCTCTGTTTGGTGGCGATGATGCCAAGCTAGAAGGAGTTTGGAAGCAACAACATAAGCTTCAAGAGTTTATTCAACCATCAGAGTTTAAGTCTTATGAAGAACTTTCAACTAAGATGAAGTCAGTTCTAAAGGAGTCTATTGCGGGAGCAAAGACTGCTGAAGATATTGATGATATTGAGGAATCTTTTGAGAAGCCAAAGTTTAAGTCTTCAAAGCCAGCAAAGATGGCAGAGAAGCCTGCCCCATCGGATGATGCTGAAGAAGAAGATGCAGCATCTTACTTTGAACGGTTAGCAAACGAAGAATAAATAAAATAATATATTTTTGTTTACCCCCAAGATTTTAAAAATAAATCTTGGGGGTTTTATTATGGCATCATTGAAAAATTGCCACGGGTGGCTTGCATAATATATGGGTCATCCATCATGATGTTTTCGTGTGGTATAGATGGTGATTGACCAGAAGAATCATTTGAATATGAAATATTACTACTATTGTTTATAAATGTGGGACTAGCACCACTCCCTATACCAACATCTACTTGTTTCATAGTACCATCTTTCATTTCTGACATTATTTCTTTTGATCCTTCACCAGAAACTATTTTTACTGGTATTGGTGAAGATTCTGTTTTAGAGACCATCTCTCCATATTTTGCAGACTGTGGATTGTCCATTCCCAACATAGATCCAACAGTATCTGAAACGCTATTTATTGATTTAGAAAGAGGTGTTTCTAAAATACTAGTAAACCCAGAAGGGGATTCTGCTGTTTTGGATTCATTAGAACCAAATAATGAAGGTAACATACCAAGAGGCGATAATGCAGCAATTGGTGATTTTGTTATACCGCTTAATATATTTAATGGATTTAATTTTGTTGATTTGATTTTATTTATTGGATTATTTTGTATATTACCTAAGCCTTGGGCATAAGAAGGTATTGCCTCTGGTTCTGAATTTTGTTCTAATCCTTGTTGAACTCCTGTATCAACATCTTCACCTTCTTCTCCGCCAATCATATCCTTTGCCGCTAGCCCCGCATCAATTCCTGCAGATACTGCAGTTCCTACACCGGGAATAGTAGATGCTGCTCCAGATGCAACTTCACCCAAAGCACCAGTTATATCTCCCTTTAATAATCTACCAATACCAAATAAACCACCTGCAATTAAACCAATTCCTGGTATTTTTTTTAATAAACTTTTTCCTAAAGTTTTTCCAGCAACTTTTGTTAATGATTTTGTGCCAAGTTTACTCAATGCAGTTCCACCAATTTTACTTAACGCTTTTCCGCCGAATTTAGTAGATGCTGTTCCACCAAATTTATTTAACAATCTAGTATTTTTTCCAAATAAAGAAGCACCTCTTGATAAGAGGTTAGATCCCTTTTTGCCTATTATGGCATTAGCAAATTTACCAATTTTATTTTTTCCAGATTTAAATAATTTGCTATTTGTAACAGATTTGCCTAATTTTGAATCTTTAAAATCCTTTATATCATTAATTACAGAAGAGTTGTCTTCTTGACTACTTGTAGTTTGATTTTGAATATTTTCTTCAGTATTTAATAAATTATTTGTAGTATTTTTTGTTACTACATCTTCATTTGAAATATTGTTTATAAACGGTAAAGTTTTTTTATCTATTAATCTCCCATAGGCTTGAGATTTTTTTCCTATTTTTTGTAAAAATTTACCAATTCTACCTGGAATTAATTTTCCTATTCCAGATATTTTTTTTCCTGATTTTTGTAAAAAAGATTCTCTTTTAGCAACAACACCAACGGCATCTTTTGGTTTTTCTTCAGATGGTTTTTGTTTAGTATCTTCTTTTGAAGACTCTTCAGATGGTTTTTGTTTAGTATCTTCTTTTGAAGACTCTTCAGATGGTTTTTGTTTAGTATCTTCTTTTGAAGACTCTTCAGATGGTTTTTGTTTATTGTTTTCTTTTGAAACACTTATTAAGGATTCTAAATTTTTTTGTATTTCTTGTAAATCTGTATGTAATACTTTTAAAGAATTTTGCTGATTTTCATCTGCTGTTTTTTCTTCTAGAGTATAATAAAGATCTTTATTTTTTGTATTTGGGGTTATTTCTGTGTTTTTAGATAAAAATGGAATACCTTGCGTATATTTTGAAAGATTATTGAACGCTTTAATTCCTTTAGATTGTACATATGCTAATAAAGAAAATACAGATTTATTTACTGGTTTTGAAACAGTATCTAAAAATTTTTTGTTTGTTGGATCTGTTATTGGTGCAGATTCATTTGAAATTTTTGGTAAATTTATCATTTATTTTTTCTTAATGTTTCTTTATCTTTCATGTGCTTGATTATCATCGACTGATATACTATGCGTTCCCAAGGAATCATATTTTCAATCTCACTCATGGAAAATTTATGTTCTTCCACCATTAAAAAATTTGTATAATAAAAAGACTTCAAATTTTCACCCGAAAAACTTAATCTAAAAAATCCATAAACTCATCTAACCTCACTTTCACTTCTTTCTTTGAGTGAGGAGAAATGACTGTTTGTTCAAATACTAATTTTGGAAATGATTCATAAAAATTATTTATTTTTTCAAATGCTTCTTGTGGCATAGATTCTAAAAATTCTTGTAATTCTTTTTCGCTAAAATCTTTTGGATTGTATGTTGTATTTTCATCATATATCGTTTCTATACAATTCATAATAATTTTAAATGTTCTTGCTATTGGATTTTCTTCATTAATGAGAGTTTGCATTAATAAAAATGTTGGATATTTCATTATCATACCAATTTTATTTGTAATTTTTATATCATTATTTAAATCTTGTGTTTTTACTATTTTTAAATTTGATATATTCAATGATACATCAAATAATTTATTTGTTTCTGGACAAGTTACCCTTACATCTATAGTCTCACCTAAAGATTTTTCTCTGATTTTTAAGAAAAGATATTCAACATCAAAAGATGCAATATCCTTTATATCAACAGATTCAGTGAGAATACAATTTTCTAAAATTTGATAAATTGCATCTATTATTTGTTTTTTATCTTCAGTCTCTAATGCTAATAATAAAATTTTTTCTTCTTTAACTAAAAAAGGTCTATATTTTATTTTTTTATCATTAGATATTAAAGATAATTCGTATGTTGGTGTTTCTACTTTTGGTAATGGCATAATTTAATTCCTCATTATTTGATTTCAAATTCTTCAAACACAAATGTTACTTGTACCTTCGTATATGTATCTCTCTCGTCATATGAATATTGGTTTGGTTTTACAGAAACTGGATATATTTTATAAAAATATATTTTATGAGAAACTGAAAAATCTAAATCATATGCTGTGAATACTGCTTCCCCTAAACAATCATTATAATATGAAATTTCATATTTTCTTGTAACTGGATTTTTGCTAACAATTAAATTTAGCCATTTTTCAAAATATGGAAGAACAGTTGCTTTTTTATTTAATAATGATTCTCTTATTGTTACTTGAAATGAATTTGTATCGTAATTTTTTGCATAAGGTATCATTATATTTGGTTTATTGTCAATCTGATATTGAATAGAAGTGATGCCATTATTTGGCAATTCTATAGATTCACAGTTCATACTATCTAATGCTTCGCCGGAGGGATTTATAATATCAACACTAAATCTATTATTTCTTTGGGGAATAATACTGTTGCTATTAATAAAATTACTTATATTTCCAATATTTGACATTTATTTAAATAAATCCTTTTCTGTTAATATTTTAAATTCCCATTTTTTATCTTTTGCGTATTCGATTGCTGAGCTCCATTTTGATTTATTTTTTTCCCATTCGTATATTTCTCTTAAATATTTTTTTGTTGCTTTTCTGCGAATAGGTTGAACTGTCTGTTCATATGGTTTGATTTCAATCAAATAAGTTTTTATTTCATTATTTTTTTCTTTTAATTGTATGACAAAGTCTACATAATATTTATGCATTTTTTTATCAATATGAAAATAATATGGTATTGCAATTTCTTCTGATGACCACTTTAAGATACTTTCAGTTTTATCACAAAATAACATAAATTTTCTTTCCCAGAGGGATCTATAAATAATATTTCTATAGTCTCCTATATATTTATGGGGATTAATTGGAATATATCTTCCTTTATATGACATATCAAATATTTAGGGAAAAACTTAATGGCAGTACCAAAAATCAATATAATCAGCATTAGTAAAGGGCAAAAACCAAACGATTTATTAAACTCTGGTCATGCCAGAATTGAAGTTTATGCAAATGCTAGAGATCTATCACTAACAGAAACTTGGATATTACCTTTACCAAAGGGGTTTAATGAAAATTTTGAAAATAATTGGAAAGCGGTGGACTTAAATCCATTAGAACATGCCGTAAGAAGTGGCAGTCTAGGTGGTGCTATGCGTGGGGGTATTGATTATGCAAAAACCAAAGTCATGGAACGAGTTTTTGAAAGTAACCCAGATCAAGGTAAGCAACTAAGTGCTTCTATAGATAATGTTGGTAGTTTGGTTCTTGGTTTATCTGGTAATCCCTATACAGAATTAATGTATAAAAGTCCAAAGTTGAGACAATTACAATATACTTGGTCAATTACTCCAATATCTGCACAAGAAGGTGGATATGTAAAAGAATTTGTTGCAAATATAAGAAGATATATCTATCCAGAATTATGGCCGGGTGGCTATTTTAGATACCCTGGAGTTTTTAAAATAAGTCTTATTGGTGGTAATGGTAATATTTTATCAAATACTAATTATGCATCATGTCCATCTTTTCAAGTAAATTATGATACCGAAGGATCGCCATATATACATTCGGATGGAAATCCAGTGACAACAACTATCACAATGGTTACACAAGAAGTTTCTCTCTTAGATAGAGGAGAAATTGGAGTCCTTTATGATGGCAATTCATCTGTTTCTCAAGGCATATGGAGGAGATTGACATAATGGGATTCATAAATTACCCCAAAATAACATATAATAATGTTGATGTCTCAAATATTTTATTTAATATCAACATAATTGATAAAGAAAATACTCCAGAATTATTTTTACAATATTATGTAAAAGACGAAGATACACCAGAATCAGTATCATATAAAATATATGAAGATCCAACATATTCTTGGCTAATATTGAGTTTAAATAATATGTACAATAAGGAATATGATTGGCCTATGTCTTCAAATAAATTTGAAACATTTTTAAAAAACAAATA